CCCACCGGCACCTGGTGCGCGTCGAAGGCGAGGATGTCGGCGGCCATCAGCACCGGGTACATGTACAGGCCGGCGGTGATGCCGGCGTCCGGGTCCTCGCCGCCTTCGGCGTTCTTGTCCACCGCGGCCTTGTAGGCGTGCGCGCGGTTGAGCAGGCCCTTGGCGGTGACGCAGGTGAGGAACCAGGTGAGCTCGGGAATCTCGGGGATGTCCGACTGCCGGTAGAACGTGACGCGCGCCGGATCGAGGCCCGCGGCCAGCCAGGTCGCCGCGATCTCCAGCCGCGAACGCTCGATGCGCGCGGCGTCGTCGCTCTTGATCAGCGCGTGGTAGTCGGCGAGGAAGAAGAACGCATCCACGTCCGCACGACGGCTGGCGGCGATGGCGGGGCGGATCGCGCCCACGTAGTTGCCAAGGTGCGGGGTGCCGGTGGTGGTGATGCCGGTGAGGACTCGGGTCTGCATGGATGCGCGCTGCCGCTCAGTGGATCAGGGTGGACTTGCCGAACAACGATTCGACCAGGTCCACCGCGAGCTTCGCGGTCTGGTTGCGCCTGTCGAACGCGGGGTTCAGCTCGACGATGTCGAGCGAGCCCAGCTTGCCGCTGTCGGCGATCATTTCCATGCACAGCTGCGCCTCGCGGTAGTTCGGGCCGCCGCGCACCGTGGTGCCCACGCCGGGGGCGATGGCCGGGTCGAGGAAGTCCACGTCGAAGCTCACGTGCAGGTGGGTGTCGCCGTCCATGCCGGCCAGCGCCGCCTCCATCGCTCCCCGCATGCCGCCCTCGTCGATGCGGCGCATGTCGTACACCGCCATCTGCGCCTCGCGCAGCAGCCGCTTCTCGCCCGCGTCCACCGAGCGTATGCCGATCTGGCGGAACACCTCGGGCGGGGTCGCCGGCACCTGGCCGCCGATCTCCACCAGCTCGGCCGGTCCGTTGCCGCACAGGCAGGCCACCGGCATGCCGTGGATGTTGCCCGAGGGCGTGATGCCGGCAGTGTTGAAATCGGCGTGCGCGTCCAGCCACAGCACGCGCAGCTTCCGGTTCTGTTCGCGGCAATGGCGCGCCACCGCGCTGATCGAGCCGATCGCCAGGCAGTGGTCGCCGCCCAGCATCAGCGGCAGGTTGCCCTGCGCCAGTTCGTCGTGGATCGCCGCATGCACCGCCTGGTTCCACGCCGTCACTTCGGCGAGGTGGCGATAGCCGTTCACCGGCGGCAGCCACGGATTGTGCGGACCGTGCAGGTTGCCGCGGTCGACCACGTCGAGCCCGCGCGCACGCAGCTTCTCGGCGATCTGCGCCACGCGCAGCGCCTCCGGCCCCATCGAGGCGCCGCGATGCCCTGCGCCGATGTCGGTGGGCGCCCCCACCAGTGCGATCGTCTGCTTGCTCATCTTGCCTGTGTCCACGTGGTTGTCCTGCAGCAGCCAAGTGTAGCGGGTGTCGTCGTGGTCACGGCCGGGGACAGAGGGTAGGAGGCCGCACGCAGGCACGGTCGCGCCTTGCCAGGGATCATGGGATTCCGTTGATTCGGTCCAGCCGCCCGGCAACCTGACGCCAGCCGGGAACCATCGGCAGGCCGCCGCGGTTCCGCTTTTGAAGTGTCTGCCTGGAGGGAAGTTTTGAAGTGTCCGCCTGGAGGGGAGTTTTGAAGCGTCCGCCTGGTGGGAGGGCTTGCGGCACAAAAAAACATGGCTCGCCACGATGGCGAGCCATGTTCTTGAATTGCGTGGTGGCCGGGGACGGAATCGAACCGCCGACACGGGGATTTTCAACTCGCTGCCCATTTCGCGCTATGCGGTTGAACTGTAAAGTTTTCCTTGACTGTTTGCGCTAAAAACTGACCGCCTCGCTAGCCTCGCAAGTGGTTGATTCGCCACGGTGTCGCATCGGGTTTTTAGCGGGCTGGGCGCACCTTTCGAGGCTTCCGGTCGTACACGCGGGCGTGGGTTTTCTGGTCGAGGTGACCCAACAGCTGCCAGTCGTCGGCATCGGTGCCAGCCTTCGCGCGCAGATCGTGGAAGGTGAACCGCTGCAGTGCCGGGTCGGCCTTCATCGCCGCGCGCATGGCGCGATCCCACATGGTGCGGAAGCCGTCGCTGGTATAGGGTTTACCCTGCTTGTTCACCAGCCAGTGCCCGATGCCGGCGACCCTGTGCGCAGCCAGTTCGCAGGCGAGGCGCAGGCCCGGCGTCCACGGCATCTGAAGCGGCTTGCGCGTCTTGCCCTTCGTCTTGTTCGGCAGCCACGTCAAGCCGTCCGGCCCGAAAGCGTCGCGCCGCAGCGCGAGGATGTCGCCCTGCCTCAGGCCGCTGGACGCCGCCAGGATCACCGCAGCCTGCACCTGCCGGGATGCATGCTGCAGCACCGCGTTCACCTCGGCGTCAGTGGCGTACCGCGTGCGCGGCTTCGTCCGCATGCGGCCCAGCAGCGCCACCGGGTTCGAGGCGACCATGCCGCGCTCGACGGCGACCTTGAACGCTTCCAGCAGCGCGGTGCGCTCCAGGTTGAACTGCGTGGGCGACTTCGCGCCGCGCACGTCGCGCCAGCGCACCAGCATGGGCACGTCCACATCGACCAGCCGGACATGCCCGAAAACCTGACGCAGCTTGTCGATGTGCTTCCGGTAGTCCTTCTCGGTGCTCGCCTCGATCTCGCCACGGTTGCGCCGCTGCGCGAGCTGGCCCACGTAGGCATCGAGCGCCGCGGCCACGGTATCGCCCTGGCGCACGGTAGCGCCCCACGTCCGTGCCCAGTCGTCCAGCATGCGGTGCAAATCGTCGCCGTAGGTGCGACGCGCCAGCTTGCCGCCCGGCGCAGGTGCCATCATGTAGTAGGCGCCGTTTCGCCGGTCGCGGTAGCAGTACGACGGCAGGCCGCTAGGCTGCTTTCGAGGGCGAGGCATAGGCCGTGAAGTCCGGTTCGTTGCGCGCGGTCGGTCGCTTGCCGCGGCTAGGCGACAGCCGCGACTCCAGCGCGGAGCGCAGCACCTTGGGCCAGCCATCGGCGGCCACGTCGAAGCGGTAGCCGTTCTCGAGCAGCCACTCCGCCACCTTCGCGCGGCGCTTGCGCTCGGTCAAGTCCATCAGTTCGTCGCGGGTGAGAAAAAGGGTCATCGGGTCGCCCTCAAAACGGAATCTGTTCCGACCACTCGCCGCAGCCGCGCGCCTGGTGCTCAGGCGGCACGCTGGCTTTCCAGTGCTGACACCAGCCATCCCGGAACACCGCGCACTCGCTGCACGGTGTCTGCACGGGTATCGATTGAATCGCCGCTATTGCTCGGTCGCGCTTCGCCGGTGTCCACGTCGTTTGCTGCGAACTCATGTCCTGTGATCTCCGGGTATTTTCCGCTTTCGTCTACCGTGATGCGCACGGGCGCTGGCAGTTGCTCGGCGGCGGCCAGCGCCGCATCGACCGTGCGCGGGCATGCCGCCATACCGCGATCCGCGAACCAACGCACGGCCTTGGCGCCAGCCATGCCAAGGTGCTCCACGCACACCCACTCGCGGAACGTGCGTAAGCCGCAGTGGTAGGTGACGCGCAGGCTGGGCGTCTTGCCCACCTTGTCGTGGCGCGCGTAGCTGACGCTCGCCACGTCGAACACGGCCGGCGGGACGCGCTCGCGCTCGGTGGACAGCACGATGCCGTCCACGGGCCTGTCGCTGTGCGCCGGGTCGGGGCTGCCGAACTGGTGGCCGCACTCGGGGCACACGCGCACACCGAACGCCAGGAGCGCGGCACACTGCGGGCACTCCTTCGCCTTCCCGGTCTGGACGGTCGCCGCCTTCTTCGGGCGAGCTGGCGCCACGCGGATCTCGTCCACGGCGCCGTGCTCCAGCACGTTACCGGCATAGTCCAGCACCAGGCAGTCGGCCTTCCCGGGCGCGAGGCGGAAGCCCCGCCCCACCTGCTGGTAGTACAGGCCTGGCGACTTCGTGGGCCGCAGCATCGCCACGCAGTCGATGTGTGGAGCGTCGAAACCCTCGCTCAGCACGTTGACGTTGACCATCCAGCGCAGGGCGCCAGACTGGAACTCGCCGATCAGCCGGTCGCGCTCGCCCTTCGGCGTGCCACCGTGCACCAGCGCGCCAGTCTCGCCGTGCCGCTGCAGCTCGTCCAGCACCGCCTGCGCGTGCGCCACGGTCACGCAGAACACGATGCCGGCGCGGCGACCAGCGGCGCGTGTCAGCAGGTCGGCCACGGTGCGCGGCACCAGGTCGTTCGCCAGCATGGCCGCGCCCAGCTCCTTCTCATCGTACTCGCCGCCCCTCATGTGCACGGCGGAGAGGTCGGGCGACTCACTGCCTCGCTTGCTCACCAGGGGCGACAGGTAGCCGTCGCGGATCAGGTCGGGAATGCGCGCCTCGTAGGCGATCTCGTTCAGGACATGCTCCGGGCCGCATACAGGAACGGCCTGCCCCTGCAGGCGGTAGGGCGTGGCCGTCAGGCCCACCACGCGCAGCGCCGGGTTGATCCTCCGGCAACCGTCGATGAACTCGCGATAGCGCCCCTCTCCCTTGAGCGGGATGCGGTGCGCCTCATCAATCAGCAGCAGGTCGAACTTGCCGAACACGCTGGCGCGGTTGTAGACGCTCTGGATCTGCATGAACTGAATCGGATCGAAGCGGTCGCGGCGACGCAGCCCAGCGGCGTAGACGCCCATCGGCGCCTCGGGCCACAAGGCGCGGAGCTTGGCCGAGTTCTGCGCGACCAGTTCCTGCACGTGGGCAATGATCCCGACGCGGCCTCCCCATTGCTGCACCGCCTCCATGGCGATGGCAGCCATCAGCGGCGACTTGCCGGCGCCCGTGGGCAGCACCAGGGCCGGATTGCCATCACGGTGGCGCAGGAAGTCCCACAGGGTATCGAGCGCGGCTTGCTGGTAGGGGCGAAGCTTCACCTATGCCGCCCTCCGCGCCCCGTTGCGCACCACCTGCCGCTGGCGCGTGCCACCCATGATGTGGCGCTCGGTCGCTGCGCACCGCAGATCGTCCTCGATCATGCCCCACAGCTTGAACACGCCGAACGTGCGGTCGTAGACGCCAACGATTTCGCAGGGGATGGCCTGCTCGGTAGATTCGACGGTCACGTGTCCATCAGGCGCGAGGCACACCGCGTGCGGCATCAGTAGTTCCGCGATGATGTGCGCCGCGCGGTCGGCGCAGTGACTGATGGTGTGCATGCCAAGCCTTCCGCATTTGTACTCGGCCATGGTTAGGCTGCCTTTCCGAAGGAGCCAGGCAGGACGCGTTGCGGCTGCCGCTCCAGAAGCGGCGCAGCCTCGACCGACACCGGAAGCCGTCCAATGTCATCGGCGAGGCGCAGGGCGTCGATTTCGCACTTCACGGCAGCGATGTACTTGTCTGCCACCAGGGCGGTCGTCTTGGCGGCCTCGATGGTCTCCGGCTTTACCTCGTCGTCGCCCAGCTTTTCCAGCATGGCGACCAGGTGGTTACGCACGTCGCTCATCTTGTTCTTCATGCCTTGCTCCGGTTGTTGATCTTGCGATTGAGTGCGCCCTTGAGCTGGATCAACTGGGCCACTTCCTTCGGGTAATTGGTGTGGTAGCTGTTGCGGCGCATCAGCTCGGCGCGGCTCACCAGCTCCAGGCGGTCGAGCGTGATTTCCTCCGCAACGGTGGTGCGCTTGCCGGCGAGGAACGTCACGGCGTGGCCGGGCGGAATCGGGCCGTTTGCAGCCTCCCAGACGACCCGGTGAACAGCGCGCCATCGGCGCTGCAACGGGAGGTCGTCATTGACCTTGCGCTCCAGGTAGCCGTCCTTGCTGATGCGTTCCGTTCCGATGGGCTGGTACAGCTTCACGGCGACACCCTGGCGCTCGCCCTTCCTGAATTGCGTTTCGCGCATACGCCCCGGCGCCCAGCCGGGACGGCGCAGGCCCTTGTTGGCGGGCACCTGGCCCGGCTTGAACTGGGTGGCGCGCATGGCCTCGCACTGTTTGCCGTGCTGCACGCGCCCACTTCGATCACTCGCCATGAACGCGTCGGACTTGCGGAGGCCTTCGCGGGCGGCGGCCTGATACACCTGGCCTACGGGTCGCCCAAGCAGCGACGCTATGTCAGCCGTGGACTCATTCGGATAGCGCTCGCGAAGGACGCGCAGCTCGTCGGCGGTCCAGAGACGGCGCATCACGCCGCCCTCTCGATGATCTTCGCGCCGAACTCCTCGCGCATCTGCGCCACGAATCCATCGCGCAGCGTGGCCGGCGTCACCGCTGCCAGCTCGCTCGATGCGAAGCTGCCCTTTCCGGGCGCGCCATTGCGGAACACGTAGCCGTCCGGCGCGCGGTACTCGACCCAGTTTTCCTCCGCACTGGCGTCTACCGGATCGCCCCAGCGTTTCAGCAGCACTGGGATGAAGCGGTGCTCGGCGCATCCCTTGGCCTGGGCGTCGGCGGGAATGTCAGCGCCCCACTTCGCGCAGCTCCAGCGGCCGTCGCCATCGCGCTCGGGCGTGGCGTGCAGGCAGGTGCGGCAGGATGCCTGCGGAAGCTGGGCGGTGTGGCACACCTTGCTCGCCGGGCAGGACTTGCACTTGTAGAACGCGGGGTCGGCGCTGATACCCTCCAGCGGTTCCTGGGCGAAGATGACGCGCTCGGCCTTGGCCTCCAGGCGCGCACCCTCGACGGCGTCGTAGCGGATGCGTTCGACGTGCAGGTCGTCGGTGTCCTTGCAGACGTTGAGGTATAGCGTGCGCGTCAGCTTCGACAGGTGCATTTCGATCTGGTTTTGCGCGACGTGCTCGGGCTTCTCCTTGGCGACGTCGTTTTTTTCCAGTGACGCGAAGCCTTTGGCGTTGATCGTCTTGAACGATAGGTTGTGCCAGGTCTTGGGTGCCTCGGGCACGCCAAGCGCCACGCCGTCGATCTTGGCGACCAAGTGGCCGCCGCAGCCGGTGAACTCGAACTGTTCGCCCGTGGACGGATCGACGTCCTGAACCTTGCAGCCGATGCCGCGCAGCTCCTCGATAAACCGCTGTTCTTCGAGGTGGCCGCGGTTGAAAAGGCGCAGCATGCGGCCGTCGAACTTCTCGCTGGCGCACCAGCGAAAGGCATACCACAAGCGTCGCTCGCACTCCTGTCCGAGAATGGATGCGCCAAGCCTGCGCGAAAGGCGCTGCGGCTTCTTCTCCCACCAGGCGAGAATGGCCTGCTTGGTGAGCGATTCGGGTTTCTCGGGTAGTGCGGCCATGGTGTGCGCTCGTGGTGGAATGGGTTGCCGGTCTTTCCCGGCCGTCATTCGCTCTTTTGGCTTTACGCGGAACTGGCTGGCGAATTTCCCCGCGGGCAGACTTCAAGGGCTGCCTTACCTCCCGTCCATGCCCGTTTGCGTGCTCGGTCGGGTACGGGTCGCGTCACTGCACTCTGGCGAGGCGTGGCCTCATGTAGTTGCGGGGTGCTTGCGTCTACACCGCCCCGCGCGGCGAAGGAGTCGCGCTTCCGTGCGCTAGCGCGCAGCTCGCAGGTGTGTCCTGTTACGCCGCGCGGTTCGCCCACGGCGGCGTGGATGCGGCACCGGCCTGCGTCTGGCTCGCGGCCGGCGCGGGAGCGGGTGCCGAAGCGGCGACGCCCTCGGCGCGCTCCCACGCCTTGACCTCGTTGTTGTCGCGCGTGGTGGTGTAGCCGTTCTTCTGCGTGGTCCCGGCCGGGATCAGCTCGACGCGGATCACATGCGGCTTGTAGTGCAGTTCCTGCGAATCGCGCGGGTTCGGCACGCCGCAGGCGGCACGCACGGCGGCGAACTGCTCGTTGCCGATGCGCTGTGCGATCTCGCTCTTGTTGCGCAGGTTCAGGCGAGCCCACACCTTGCGGCCCTTGAACTCACCGTCCATGACGGCATAGGTCAGTTCCAGGTACTCGCCGTCGTTGTTCTTCGTCGGCATCATGTCGCTCTCGACAATCTGCGCGAGGTACTTCCCGGACGGGATGGGCGCGAAGTCCTGCGAGGCTTCGGCGTTGGGATCGTAGGCGCCGTTGAGGTTTGCCATGGTCGTTGTTCCTTTGGTTCGAGGGTGGATGGATCACGCCGCCTGCGCGGCCGGCGTCATGGCCCGCATCAGCGCAGACCAGGACAGGTCGAGGGTATCGGGCAGGTTGTAGCGGTTGCCGGCGATGAAGCTGGGCTTCGCATTGGTGTGCATAACGCGCCGGCCGGTTGACACGCCGCGAGTGCGCACGCTGTCGCCGGTCAGCTTTTCCTTCTTGATCGCGATTTCGTCCTGCGCGAACAGGATGCAGTCGGCCCACTCCACGATCAGGCCCAGCGCGCCCTTCTGCATCTTGAGCTCGTACCGGTCGAAGCTCTCGGTGTCGGGCGCCTCGAAGCGCTTCACGGCGCTGTGCGCGATCAGGATCACGGACATGCTGCGCTCGATGCGCAAGGCGTTGAGCTTGTCCAGGAAGCCGCGCCAGACGTTGTTCGCCTCGACGTAGCCCTTGCCGTAGCCAGGCGTCTCAATCGACGGCCAGCCGTTCGCCTTGCAGGTGTGCTCCCAGATCAGCGGCTCCAGCCAGTCGGTGGAATCCACCACCACCGTACCGAAGTCGTGCGGCTGGCTGCGAAGCTCGGCCAGCGCCTGGTCCACTTCGGCGTAGTTCTTGAGCAGCGGGAAGCTGCTGGTTTCGATGCCAGACAGGCCATCCTCCAGCGGCAGGAAGATGGGCTTGTAGGCGCCAGCGGCGAAGGTGGACTTGCCGATCTTCTGCGCGCCGTGGATCACGACCCGCGGCGGCAGGCTGTTGCGAGTGGTCTTGCTGATGGAAGCGAGGCTGATTGCCATGGTGTTGATCTCCGGCGGGTTGTTTCAGTTCCAGGGAAAGTCGGTGTCATGGCACATGTCGCGGAACCGTTGAACGATGTGCCGGTGAAGCGTCGGTGCGCGCTGGGGCAATTCCGAGAGGCCTGTCCCGAGTCCATCCAGGGGCACATAGATGACGCAACCATCGGCGATAGCTGCAGCGACTCGATCAATGTCGGCGTCGATCATCGCCAACGCATCAGGATCGCTGTCGCTAAAGAAGTCGCTAGGCGCCATGCCCATTGCGCGCTTCGTCGCCACACCGATGGCGTTTGGCTCGCCGCGCATCGCTGCTGCCTGTCCGCCCATGCCGATGCGCAGCAGGTTGTCCCCAAAGACGAAGCGGGCTTGTGGATTCGCGCGAACCATGTCGCGCGTGATCCATGCGATGAAGATCAACCGACTCACGCGGCCACCTCGAAAAACTCGCCTTCGTCGTTCAGCGAGTACCAGGTGTCGGGCTTCACGCCATCACTTCCGACCATAGCTGCGCGGATGTGTCGGATGGCGAAGGTGTCAGGGTCTCGGTTAACCAGGACGATGGCCGATCCCTCGACAGCCTTCGCGCGACCCTGATAGCCAGAGGCCATTGCCACCGAAGCCGAGCCGGCGACGCTGGCAGCCGACTGGTCGCCCGTGTTGCTGGCAGCCGAGTAGTCGCCCGTGTTGCTGGCAGCCGAGCGGTAGCCCGTGTTGCTGGCAGCCGAGCGGTAGCCCGTGTTGCTGGCAGCCGACTGGTAGCCCGTGTTGCTGGCAGCCGAGTAGTCGCCCGTGTTGCTGGCAGCCGAGTAGTCGCCC